ACTGAAGCTTCAAACATTTCTTTCATCACTTGTAATGCTGTTGCATCTGGATGCTTTGGCAAGAAGTCTGCCAAATTGTACAAGCCATGAGTTTCAATTGCTGCTGCTTCATCAGAGTTCAATGAACTCTCTTTACGTGCCCAGCTACTAGTGCTGTAATCAGCATAGCCACCTTTGCTGGTTTTCTTGACACTGAAGTCAAGGCCGCCAGCATAATCAGTTGGCAGATTTTCCATGTCTGGATCCATCAAAGCGTTCTTGATCAAGTTAAAGATCTGTGGACTGATAATGAAACGACGAATTGGATTCTCTGGAGTCTTGTCATCGCCCATTGGGTTTTCGCGAACAAAACCCTGGAACAAATAACTACGCTTTTTCCAATACTTACGACCCATTTCTTCCATAGAAGGTTCTTTGAACCAAGTACGGACTTCTGCCAGGATTGGGCAAGCCTCGCCCCACATCTCAACGCAAGGAACTTGAACAATAACAGGCTTGCTGTCGCTTTGGCCTTTAATGCCAGCAAATGGCAATTTGATCATAGCACGTTCAACCCAAAAGAATGAGTTTTTAGAGTCTGCGTCGGGGAGGAATCGAACACGGGCTGTTGTGTTCTCTGCGATATTCCAATGTGCGTAAATGGCGTTGTCGCCTTGGGGGCGATTGCCGCCACCTTTATTGGATTCTTGTGATTGAAGTTTAGCGCGAATTTCTGCAAGTGTCATAGCCATGATGTATTTCCTTTAATAGTTTAAGATGGTCTTTAATGTGCCTAATCATATATTAGCACAGTAGCTAGTATACGATAATGTATTTATGAAGTCAAAAGAAAAGGCAGAAAATTCTGCCTTTTGGTGAAATAGTTTTGGTTAACGTTTTAGTCCGGCCAACCCACGTAAGAAGTCTAATCCATCGTCTAGTGCAGATTCATCAATTGATGTTGCAGCAAATTGATCATTTGGTTGTGCTTGTTTCGGGCTAACCGGTGATGGGAAATTTGAACTAGCATTGTCTACGTTGTTTCGGCCAACTTCGATATCATCCATTAGTCCGGGAACGTATTCATTCAGCCAGACTTTAACCAGCGACCGCACATCTGCATCCGGGCCGTGGTCTTCTGCATAGTCCTGCACTGCATCAGTGAGTTCAGATAATCCACTGTGTGATCCCAATAGCTGCTCGAGATCAGAAACTGCATCCATGCCACTAATCCCCGCAGGTTGTGTAGTTTTCATATATTCTTGTACTGCCGCTGGATCAATCCCGTTGGCTGCACTTTCAGTTACCGATTGTGCCCACTCGTCTAGTTCGCTACCGAGATTACCAGACGGTTGTGATTTTTGCTGCTGGTACGCACGATACACGTATGGTAATGCATCATTGAATCTTTCATCGTATACTTTTTTAACAAAGCGTTCACGTAGGCTATTCACATCAACATCATCTTCAATTGGCGATGGCGCAGTGAATGATTCAAAATAACTACGGAAGCCACGAGCTCCACGCATTTGTCTTAGTGTACGCTTTACTTTATCATACTGGTGGACCGCAGCATTTGTCATGTCGGCAGTTTCTTGATCTTCAAATTGGCGATGTTTAGTACTACGCACAAAATGGCGCATTGCTGCCATCTCAGCTACTAATTCATCAATGTGTTCTGCAACTTCATCGTGCAGCGTGCCACCTTGGTTAATGTTTTCTGCCATTGCATACGCACCGTGTAAGTTAGTATGGTTAAGCAAAAAGCGCTCGCCACGTTCGGTCTCTAAAAAGATTTCCTGTATATGACGCGAACGTGCGCCACGTACTTCATCATTGATTTTATCTTTATGACGTACTAAAATTTTAGTATTGCCTGCGTCACCAATGCTGTTGTAAGGGCGACCTGGTGTACCACGTAACTTGCTTTCAGTAACTGGTACATCATCTACTGTAGACACTGTATCTGTTTTAGCCTGCTGCTTGACGTCGGCAATGTTCAAGTTGGATTTGTTAATATCGCGTGTGTCAAAGGTCATCAAATTGCGTTTAGCAAATTGTCTTATATTGCGAAGAAATTCATACCAGTCTTTACGTTGATCACGATCCATATCCCCGGAAATGTTCTGCCCGTAATAAACTTTGATACTTTCCTCATCAATTACACTAATAGTAACTTTGCCAAACTCAGTACCAGCTTTATCACAGTAAGTAAAGTTAAAGAATCTAGCCTTGGATGGATCTGTAACAGCTTTGGCTCCTTCGTCGCCCAGCGTTACCGTGGGGAAACGTGTGCGGATCTTGTCAAACAGTGCTGCTGCTACTGCTTCAATTTCGGTGGATTCTGATAACAATTTATTCATGATACTATATTTAGCTGTTTATATTTAATAGCCACTTGTCATAATAAATGGCATAGGCTCCTGGAAATTCTCTATACTGTCGCGTAGTTCGTAGTCTAATCCGGCATCAAATTGCTGTAGTAGCTGAATCATACGTATAGCCAACAGTGCAGACATTACCAAGTCATCATGTTCACCTATTTTAGCTGCAAAACTATTACCACTTGCAACAAATGTCTTTAATTCACTTATAAGTGGTTTGCTAGCAATGATTAGTTTGCCAGTCTCTACTAGACTCTTAAATTTACTGCAAGCACTCAATTTAGATTTGTGTGTTGTAGTGAATCCTTTGCGATATCTAGTTCCAGTAGCACCCTTGCGTGGTTCGCTCAGGAATGTGCCGGGAATATTTTCTTCACCGATTGATGAAATGACCACAAGAGCAGCTTCCCCCAGGGTGTTGTTTTCAACCGAATAATACACACTTGTATTTCCTGCAATTTCTGCTAGGTATTTGCAGATTTCCTGCATGATAACAATCTGCCGTTGTACCGTTGTTTTGTTATCTTTCCACTCGGCTACTTGTTTAAGGCCAGGCATTTCGAATACTTGAATAGCAGCAGGATCGCTGCCTGTACCCAAACTTGGATCAAGTGCTACTACATAAGTCTTTTCACGTTCAGGTTTTTTATACCAACGTATCTGTCCTTGCTTCTCTATAGGATCAAGGCCGCCCATTTCAACCAAGTGCAATGGATTAATAAGTGTTTCATCGAAAATAATAAATTCGCAGTCCATTTCGCGCCGGAATCGTTCTTCTCCTAACTGTGCCCGCATTTGTGCAGCCCATACTTCATCGCGATCCGGATGCTCTTGCCAGGCACTACGAAATGCTTTAAATCCATTGATACCCAATTTAGTTTCGTTACCCTGTGCATCAAAGCATTTATTGGCATCACGCCAAATTTGTGCAAATTGATCTTCATCGCTGTTGGGTGTTGATGTAATAATACACTTACCACCCGTTGCCAGCGTAGGTGTAATAGAGGTCCAAAACTCAGTAGCAATAGTAGGTCTAACAAATGCGAATTCGTCACAATACAGGAGTGATATCGACATTCCTCGTCCGGTGTTTTCGGTTGTTGTTGCACTTACTATGCGGGAACCATTTTCAAAGTCTAAGTTACCTTTATTGTAACTTACAACGCCTGCTCTAATGTAATCTGGACAATTTTCATATGCATAGCGAACACGTTGCATAATCTCTTGTGCGCCAACATACTTGTGTGCAGCAATCAGAATAGTTGCATCTGGCACAAACATGGCGTACCAAAGCAAGTATCCCGCAGCACTAGTAGATTTACCAGTTTGGCGCGGCATTAATGCTATTGCATATCTGTTACTATGATAAGTATCAATTAGCCGTTCCTGATATTCAAACGGATGATACTGTATAGCTCCCCTAGTAGGATGTTGGATAAAGAAATAGTTATCCATAAAATATTGAGGACCCGTAATTGGGTGAGCACATTTAGCCATTTCGATTATATGTGCTTCGGTATAAGACGTCTTTTTATAGGCTGTCTTAATGATTGATGTTTCTAGGTCTTTACTCATTAATCTGTTTATGTTATACTGTACGTGTATTTACACAATATATTCAACTAGTGATTCTAAATGTCAAGCACTTTACTTCTTAATTCAAATTACGAACCCATTTCGGTTCTACCACTCAGTGTGATTGATTA